AGAACCTTTTGACTACCTTGTTCGATTGTAACGACATAAGGTAATTTTATTCCTGACGGTTCACCCGTCTGAGGATTCTGGTCTTCAAAACCTTCTAAGTCTAAATTCACATGACACTCAAGTAGAGTGTACATCTGTTCATTTCTAGAAGTTCTTGTAGTTCCTTCCAGTTTTCTTTCAGCGTCTTCCACTTTATCTTGTGGAGGCATTCCTGGAGGAGTTAATTCTATGTCTCTGTAAAATCCTGAAACTTGTTGTTTTCTTAAATCATTTTCTGAACTTTTAATAATATGGATAACAGCTTCTGCATCATCTAAAGAGGTAGCTGTATAAGGTACAACTAAATCATCAGCTGGTACAAATTTAGATACAGCTCTTCCTAAAAGTGCATCGTAGTAAACTTTTTTAAATGTAGATCCAGCTAATGGTAAATGAAATAACATTGAATCAAATTCAGGTTCATATTCTTTCATCTGATCTATTAACTGATAGTTCATAAATTCTTTTACCCTCTGTGCTTGTTGCATCCTTTGAGGATTAGATGCACCAATCACTTGGGTTCTTACCGGCCCATCGGCTGGTAATAGTTCTTTATAAGCTTGAGCTTGAAATTGTGTAACCGCTTCTGCAAGAACAGGGTGTGTTGCACCACTTGCTCCTTGGAAAGGTTGAGTTCTGTTTTCGTATTTGAAACCTAATAAATCTAGTCCAGTTACATAAGCTTGTTCCCAATCTTTTCTGGAAGATTTGTAATCTTGATAATCTCCTGCTAATTTCAACCCAACAGGATCTAATATATCATCAGGTAATAATTCTGCTAAATTGTCAAAGTGATTTTCAGTACCTGGAATATTTAAGTTAGCGCTTGGATCGAAATCGATCGTCGCTCCACCATCTTCTTCTGGTGTAACCTCTATTTCAGGTTTATCTATTTTTGCTTCCTCCGTAACGTCTACTTCTGTCATTACATCGTCAGGTGCAATGATAGGTTCATCTGTTGTAACGTTCGGGAGTCCTTTATCTATTCGATTGTCTGCCATTTAAACTCCTACCATTTTCTAACACGATTAAACATAGAAGACAAGCCTCCTCCTTGAGGCATAGGTCCTGATTTTGGGGGTATGGCGTGGGGTCGTCTAACTCCAGCTATTCCGCCACCTGCAAATCTATCTTGTGTTCCTGTCATTCCTCTTTGGTTTATTAAATAGTTCCATTTTTTTCCGAGGTTATATTCATCAAGTAAAGACATCCCAGTGTCTTTCCAATATATTTGGGATAAATCATCTGTTGGGAGGATGCCAGATGGAGCATAGGATTTTTTCAATCCTGCTCTCTCTGTTAAACTTGCTTGAGGTATAACATTCTTGGCTTCTCGTTGTTGTTCTAAATCCATAGCTTTATATTCTGACGGTGTAATAAACATGTCATAAGTAGGGTATAAATCCATCTCTTTTTTTCTTTTCTCATCTCTAATTCTCTGAGCTAATGGTCCTTTAGCTAACATCTTTCTATCCCAATCTTTTCCAGGACCTACTTCTTCAAATTTTTCAGAAGATATTCGTGCTGCGTCATACAAAGGAGAATCTTCTTTAATTAAAGAATATACTGTTTCTTCTCCTCCTGCATTTTCAATAATTGTATTTGCTTCTTTTAACCTGTTTTGTTGGTTTGGAGTTAAAGTTATTCCATAGCCTTCTACATCGCTCTCTTCATTTATTTTTAGTTTATTTTCAAGTCTGTATTTATCTTCTATAGCATGTCTTAAATTAAAAAATTTTGCTGTGTCCCCTTTATATTTTTTAGCTATTTCTGTTTCATTATATCTATCTCCTGAAACTTTTAATCCTCCTGTATAAGAAGTGGGGTCTAAATAACTTAACCAATGATCTTTATATGCTTGTGCGCCAGAAGAACCTTTTAATACATCATCTCCCCAGATAGCGCCTTCAATCAATGCATCAATTCCAACTCCTGCTGGTCCCAACACATACAACGCTTTTCTTCCTGCAGCTGAACCGCCGCTTTTAAGAATTCTTCCTACAAGTTGTTTTTCTGCTTGAGTTCCTTTACTTGGGTCTTTAAAGACTTGTTTAAATCTGTCTGCTCCACATTTCACACCCACGGATCCTGCTACTTTCATACCCACACGGCCTCCGGATGCTTTGTTGGGACAGAGTCTTTTTAAAGCTGTAGTCATCTCTCTAACAAGGTTAGGGTTTGTTTTTAATCTTTCTTTGAATAATCTTACGGTTTCTCTTTTAGCTGTACCTAAAGCTTTCTCTCCTGTTAAAGGAGCTCCTCCTAAAATTTTATTGCCTACCTTTAATCTTGCATTAATTTTTTTTAATTCTCTGTCCATATACTTTTGATCTTTGTAATAAGGACTATTGGGATTGTCATATGATCTCAACAAAAACTCTGCTTTTTGATTCTTATCATGCAAAGTTAACTGAATGTTTTTAGTTGGTGATCCTTTAACTAAAGATATGTGATGTTTTTCTAAAGCATTATATCTTCTTTTTGTTGCTTTAGATTTAGGCCGAGTGAGAAAATTATACATGTCTGAATAAGAAGGAACCTCTCCATATTTTGCAAAATAAGTTCCTAAAGTAGTATTAGGAGATGTAAATTTAAATTCTTTTGCTAGTTCAAATAATCCAGGTTTACCTCCTTGAGTCTTATAATAAGGATTGTGTACTTTTCTGTAATCAGGGTGTTCGTGAATTGATAAATGATTTTTTTCTGAATAAGGTTTAGTAAAGATTGCAGATCTATAAACAACATTTGCCTTTTTATCTTTTACACCTATTATTTCTCCTTTTCTTTTAACTATTTCATAATTAGGGTTTCCTTCGTCTGCCGCTGTCCGTAAAAATCTTAATAATCCATTTCTTTCACCTCTAAGAGCAATTGGAGTATTATTATAACCTGAAACTTTTATCCTACCTTCATCTACACGTTTTTTATAGTCTGCTCTTTGTTCTTCTCTGAAACCAGTAGGATCACTAGCTAATTTTAAATAATAAGTTCTTTTTGATGGTGTTATTTTAAAAAATTCTTCCTGTGTAAAAGGTTTTTCTGTTACAGGATTAATGGTTCCTGCTTCTTCTACAATTTTAAAATTTTTTAAGGTTTTTATTCTTCCAGAATATTCTGAAACTTTAGATTTTGTTGGGTTAATCATTCCAGATTTGTTTTTGTAAAATCCTCCTTTTTGTAAAGAAATTAAATCATATTTCTGACCTCTAGTTAATTTTTTATAGCTCTTTTCTAATTGTTTTTCAGACATCTCTGGATTGGCAAATTTAATTTGTTCATATCTTTCAGGTGTAACTGCATCTTTTAAAGATGAATATAATTTAGTTGGTCGTCCCGCGTATGTTTCTTTATTTGAATAACTCCCTGGTCCATCAACCAAGCCACGTTTAGGTGTTGCCAAGCCTCCTTCATCAAAACCCATTTCATCTCTTACAAACATCTGAGACTTAGGTTCTAAATAAGATTCTGCTTTTAAATAATCTTGGTACTTATCGGATATAGATTTTGAAGGTTTAGCTTGTGGTAAAACTTGATTTCTCTCTTGAACAAATCTTTTCCATAATCCTCTAGACTCAAGAGGTTTTGAAGTTGTTACCCATTTTTCAACTACTTTATCCATTATCTTCCTAACATATGTGCAAGGCCACCTTTAGCGTAATCATCAGGTAAACTGTCATCCCAATCAGGTTGCCATTCATCTGCTCGAGCTTCTGCTCTGCCTTCAGCCCAGGCATCCGCGTCAGCTTTTTTAGTACTTTTTAAATTGTACTTATCTACATTTTTACCTGTTGCATATTTTTCAACTTCAGAAAAATCAGATGCGTGATCTCCATATTTTTCAATAGAAGACTCTTCATATTTTATATTTTCCGGATGACCTCCAGTAAACTCAGCTTCTTCAACAGAAAACTCATCTTTTGTTTTTGTGCCTTTTCCTTTTACTTTGCCTGACTTACTAATATCGGGTTCAATCCATTCTCCTTTTGTTAACTCAAGTCGTGCAGGTTGGCCATATCTTCCAGAGCTAAAACCATGTTTACCCATTCCAACATCAACTATTGTATTTCCAGTAGTCAAGTCGTGATCTACAACAACTTTAGTTCCTGATGGAAGTTCTACTTCTTTAACAATTTGTCTTTCAACCGTTCCTCCCAAATCTTTTCCTTCCTTCATTACTTTATCTACAAGTTTAGGAAACCATGCTGGCATTCCAGCTGCGTTAGAAGTTTCAACTGCTTTGACTACTTTTGCTGCTGGTTTCGCTGCTTTAAAAAATTTACCTATAAAAGGAACTGAAGCTAGGCCCGCTGCTAGTTTTAAAAAGTTTCTTCTGCCTTTATTAAAGCCTCCGTTGTCAAATCCTATTCTTCCACCGTTAGCAAATTTTTTTGACCATTCAACTCCTACATTGTAACGATCGTGATCATCTCTTACTCGTTTATCTAAAAAATTTCCATGCGTATCATACAGACGATCTTTGGTTCTATATTTATCGTAATTTCCTTTAAGTTTAAAACCTCCGGGAAGATCTATCGTTGCATCAAAGCCAACAGTATTGGATAATGTTTTCTCTTTATAATTAGGACCATAAGGTTGGTTACTACTATAACTTCCACTCGCTCTTGGATTTATTCCTACCGGACCAATTTGAATTGCTGGTAATCCTGCTGATCCTCCATCTGAAAATTCTTGTCTAAACGGTAATCTATCTTTAGGAAGTTTAGTGCTAATGTATTCTGTAACCGGCATCATGTGTTTATGGTTGTCATTCCAGTCAGCCCAGGATCCTCCATATTCGAACGCGAACCCCGGATCACCACCATACATCATAGGAACTCTTCCACCTTTTTCATAGCCTCGAGGATCCCCTTCCGTAATATCTCCTTTAATTAATTGTTTTAATGCTTCTAATCCTTTTGTTGGAGGTTGTAATCTTCCACTCATCATAGAGGCTTTAACAGGTCTTTTCATATTCATGTAATTAGGAATTCTTGCAAGTTCATTTATAGTTATTTGATCATCAATTACTTTTTCCCCTCCTGTAGTTGAAGTTTTGGTACCCGGTGCGTATATAGTTGCATCAGAAATAACTTCTTCTTTAGGATAAATTTTTTCTTTAATTCGTTCTTCTAAAGTCATTGGACCTTCTTGCATTTCTTCTGCTGCTTCCATAATAGAAGGTTCTTCTTGTTCAAATTTAGCTAACTGATCTCTAATTCTTCTAGCCTCTAAAGCTAACATAGGAATCTCTTCTTCAGGTGCCGTTTGCATAGCCGTAACCAGTTCCATTAATTTTTTTCTTAATGCAATAGGATTTACTTCTCCGCCTTCAGCATACCCTAACATGTGCGCAATTCCTCCGCCTTTCATACCTTTAGGATCCCAATCAGTAAAATCCATTTCTATTTGTTCGCTTACTTCATCAGGTGCTTTTTTAAAAGGGTTAGGTTGTTTCTTAGGTCTGATCATTTGGTTTAATTTACTAACCAACATCTCTCGACTTCTATTTCCAATAGCTGGCAAGATATGTCCTCTTTGAATATCCGCAATATCATCAATAATAATATCTCTACCTTTAGGATATTTATTAAGATTAGTATAGATCGATATCACTTCATCCATCTCCATAGGCTTCTTATCAATCTCTTTGTATTTTTTAAAAGCAAAGTTAAAAGCAGATTCTTTGTTTCTTGCTTCAAACTCTTTAATTAATCTTGCTCTCTCTTCTTGAGATTCAACAGCTCTTTTAAATTTTGGATCTACTGGATCTTTTGTTTTTTTAGTCTTCGGTGCCACACCTTTTTTAACAGCTCCAGACTTTAATAACTTTTCTAGGCCTTTTTTATTGCCTTCATACAAATCTTCTTTTCTTGTAAATTCTCTTATGTCCTCAACAAAATTTCCTTCCTTATCCATTCCAGGAACTCTATCTCCAATATAATTTCCTTGCTCATCAACCAACTCGTCCATTATTTTATTTGGACCTTTTCCTCCTTTACCCCCTGGAGGAAATTGTAAAAATTTTCCTTTTTCAGGAATGGAGTCTGCTTGTTTTTTTAATTGTGCTAATTCGCTAGGAGTAGGAGATCTACCCTTTGCTTTTTGAAATGCCCTTATAAGTGTAAATATTTTCATCCGTAATACTCAAATTTTTTGGGCTGTTTCTTGTCCTCTTTGTAATCTTCAGGGTGCTTGATTAAACCTCCCTGTCTAAAACGCATAACGGCTTGGGTCATCGAATCGACTAAATCGTCATGGTCGCCATGCGGAAATGCTGCACATTCTTCAATGACTTCCTCTGCGAACTTCTGTTGTGGCGCCCACACCATACCAGACTCAAAAACAGGGGCACAGCTATTTACTCTCACATGCTTATCATTTCCTTTGCTAGGTGTAAAGTTAATAACTGGGATGTCCATCTTCCTGAGTTCGTAGGTTAGAGGTAGTCCTGAAGCCTTTGCTTCTACAATAACCATCTCAGGATTCCAGTATTTGTATTGTTCGAGAGCCTTTCTCCGTAGTTCAGGGAACTCGAACCTGTCTTTAACCGCATCTAATAAGATTAGGTTTAATGGGCTATCCTGACCAGGATAAAATAAACCCCACGTGGTAATAGCACTAAAGTCAGCCGTTTCCTTCTTTAAGAAAGCCGTATCGTAAGATTGTATGACGTAATGTAAATTAGGAATCCAATCATGTTTCCAAACCTTCCACCATTCTCGTTTAATAATGGCTCCTTCTTCAGAAGTAGGTCGTTGCATCCACTGAGCGTTCCATTTACCAACGGGTAGAGTGGCTTTAACTTTTTCTAGTTCATCAAGTTTCCAGTACTGAGGCCAAACCGGCTCGGGCTTTGGTCCGTGGTCCAAGATTGCCGGAAATTCAACCACGTCCCACTGATCACCTTTAACTTCTTTTTGTTGTTTTAATAATTTAGCTGTTAAGTCTTTAGTTGACCAACGTGTCATAACAAGCACGATTGAAGCGCCTGGTTGCAAACGTTGTCTTGGTCCTGAAGTATACCATTCATAAGCGTTCTCTAATGATTGCTCTGACATGGCGTCTTGTTCCGAGTGTGGGTCATCAATGATCAATAAGTCCGCACCACGGCCCGTGATTGCTCCACCAACACCAGCAGCAAAGTATTCGCCGCCTTGCGCGGTTTCCCAACGACCTGCAGCTTTTGAATCTTCTTGTAATCTTGTTTCAAATATTTTTGAGTACTCTTCTGAATCGATCAAGTTTTTTGCTTTACGACCAAACCTAATAGCTAGTTCGCCCGTGTGGGTTGCTTGAATGATCTTTAATTTTGGATTACGGCCCACCATCCATGATGGCAGCAGGTAAGACGCAAATTCTGATTTAGTATGCCTTGGTGGCATATTCACGATTAAACGTTTTATTTCACCTTTTGCTAATTTGTTAAATTTTTGTGCAATGTGCCTATGATGGGGTCCTTCTACAAATTCTGGCCATACAGCTTTTACAAAAGACAAAAAATCAGTTTTGGCTTTGTTTTGTATTTTCTTTTCGGCATGTAGTACTTGAAGTTGTAAAAACGTCTTTCGTACATCAGGGGGTAATTTGCTAATATCGACTTTATTTAAACTCATAAAAATTTTTTATAAAATTTTTGCACCTTCAGAGGTGTTTAAAATGTTTTTAACAGCTCTAACCCTCTGAATCAAGGCATAAAGAGAAAAGCAGTGGGACCCCTTTTTATTTAAGGGGGGTCGGGGGTCAATGTTCTATGAACGTTGGAAATCGGTCTAGGTTCCGTGGATAAAGACGCGCGAAGCGCGGGCGCGCCGAAGGCGGGCGCATTTTTTTGGCGCGCGCGGGCGCGGCGCACAACCTGTAGTTGTGTTGCTGAATTGTGGCAGAAGTAAGGCAGCCCCCGAAGGGGGCGACCCATTTTGGACACGAAGTCTATTGACTTATCCTATATAATCTGGTATGCGATTTAGTCTAGCAATACCATGTATGCTTTCGCATTGTTCTTACGAAACCAATCTAGATCTCGTCTTACTAAATCCCAGAAAGAAGATATACCAACATCATCTCGGTCTTCATCTTCCATTGTTGCGGCATACTCATTATTAATTATTGCGTCATATTTTTCTGCCTCTTCTTTTGTCAGTTTAATAGATTGACCATTGAATCTATTCTTTCTTACAAATACTCTTGCATCTGCATCTTTATCCTGCAAGAATTTATTTGTGTCTTTGTGTCTATTTGCGTCCATTGTTTCTTTCTTGTTAGTGTTTATCATAGTCCTATACTATCCTATTCCTATCCTCTTGTCAAGTGTAGTACCAGATTATAATTAAACCTAATCCAAAGCCCATTGCCATTTCCCAGAGTTCCATTATATCTCGTTCAGTAATACACAAAGGGCGATTATTACTACTCCGATTGTGAATAATCCTAATGCTATTAAATATCCATCAACCATTATATCGCCTCTATGTCCATGAACCCTGTTGCATGACGCCAGTCGCCCAGTTCATTTGTCTTTTTATTTCTTGCCTCTAAATCCCAATAAACATATCTGCTCGTTCCATTTTTATCAACGAACTTTCTGCCCGCTGTGCCTTTAGGATTTGGCTCTTGTGCTCTTCTAGTTATCATCTTCACACCATTAGCATATTCTTTGCCATTGTGTGTTTTAGCAAAGTAAGTGATGTAAAAATTAAAAGGGGATTTTGTCTGCATCTTCCCTCTCTTGTTCTAGCTTATCTATTTCCTCTTGGATTTTATTCTTTAACTCTACTAAAGCTAATTGCTTCGTTGAGTTAATTAACTTATCTATTGTGTCCATTTTTGTCCTTTTGTTAGTGTTTATAATTATAGGGAGTATATAGGATACTCCCTATAATGTCAAGTGTTATTATGCACTTATTTGTTTTATTTTAGATGTATCCACAACCCATGTAATACCTATCTTTTTGGTGCAGTTATCTAATGCTGTCGCAATAGCTTTGTCATCACCATTTTCATAGACTATATCCAGAGCTTTTTGTTTTACAGCTTCTAGTTGTGCAAGTTGTTCGCCCTCTTTTCTTCGTCTTAACTCTCTATCAACAAGAGTTTTAGCCCACTCTCTTAATTGTTCTTCACAATCTTTAAGAGATATTTCATCATTTCTCATACTATAAGTAAGAGATTTCTTATCGTCTTGCTTGGCTTTCTTTTTAAAGAAGGTTGTTGCGTCTTGCCTTGCCTTCTTCATCATTTCTTCTGCCTTTCTAAATGCGTCTAATATTTTATCCGCACCCATTTTTTTAGACAGCTTACCTACTATTCTTTTAGTGGCTTCAGTTTTAAACTGCTTAACTAAAAGTTCTTGTTCCTCAATTAGAGGATTAAAGTGGCGTCTTATTTTGCTCTCATAATGTTCCACTTTATACTTTGGCATATTACTCATCTTTTTCCTTTCGTTAGTGATTGTAATTAATCCTATATACTGCTTGACAAGATGATTGTCAATCTATATATTAACAATATGAAAGCAAATAATTATATATGCCCAATTTGTGATGAGTTTACTTCTTATGATGAGTGGGCAAAGCCACTAGTGGCTTGTATAAATTGTGGGGTTGAAGAATGACATTTTGGATAGTGATGTTAATATTAGTCCATATTGGGTTTTTATTAATGTGTCCACCTTGTAAATAAAACTTGAGCCCTGATTGGCGACAAGAACAACCAAGTCATAGGACAAAGCTTTGCTCACTGTCATAACTATGGCGAAAGGGAGTGCGCACCGCTGATCTGGGGTCAAGTTTCGTGGCTACGCCGCCAGCATATGTGCACAGGCTCGTGTAGCATAAATCGTGCTTGACCAGTCCATAGCAGGATGGATACATCTATTGGCACAGCCTCACTGTAAGGGCTATGGATCTGATCGGTATTACCATGACAACAAAGTGCGTATAGGTAATGGGTAAAGCCAAACTTACGGTTCGCACTACCGATCTAAACAAGGAAAGGTTTATCATTCACTCCTTTATAAGATCTGTTTGATAGACCGAAACACCATAGCCTGGCGCTCGGTGCAACTTTCCGGGCGCCAGGCTGCAAGCTCCAAGCACCAAGCTTGAGCCCTGATCCATCAGGTATCGTGCCGTAAGGGGTACTTGGTTTAAATTGCAAGCCGGATGGATCTGGGGTCAAGTTCAGAGACATTCTCGAGATGTAGATTCGAGCTTGACCAAACTTGAGCCCTGATCCATAGGGTTACAGGCACCTTAACAGGTTGTCCTAAAAGATCGATCTTACTTATGGATCTGGGGTCAAGTCATGTAGGTATAGAGCGAATTGTATGGTAGACGCATGACTGGCCCAAGCTTCAAGCTACAAGCTACAAGCTACAAGCGCCAAGCTTCAAGCGCCAAGGAACAAGCTTGACAATGGAGCAAGGATATTATAGGATGGAGAAAACTAACAGAAAGGTAACAACATGAAAACACAAACACAAATAAAACACATCCACTCAAATTTTTTTGAGTATGATACTTTTAAAGTTGAAAAAAGCAACGAGCACAATTTCAACATCTACACGGGGAGAGACAACGATAAGCATTTTATCTACACCCCAAAAATTTCTTTTTTTAATTTTGATAATTATAAAGAAGCACAGGAGATGTGTGATAAATTAAACAGGATCGCGGACAAATATCACCAGGAGGACAAATGAGTGCACTAAAAAAGAAAAGAGAGACATGCGAAGAGCAGCTTCGGAGAATGTGCAAGAACATTGCCGAAGAGATAACAGATGGCGACAGACTCCAGGCTAATAGCTACATGGAGAAAAATGTCTACAGTATAGAATGGATCACGAACCAGGACCATAGCTATAAGGCTGCTAGGTTACTAGTTGCCGGAGGCGGCCCAAACATTTGGGTGAATCTACAGGACATGAACGTTGAAGGCTATTGGGGCAGTGACAGAGTCATTGAACCATTCATCGATGAGATTGGCCTCGATGATTATCTAGAGGAGCTGCACAGCTGTAAATGACCTGGTATCATCCTAGTTACTACAGAAAGTTACGCGCTGAGCGCAAAAAAATTCCTGTTAGTGGAACCGGGGAGCAGGAAACTGCTCCTTCGGACAATTTAAACGCAGAAAATTCTAAACGATTCGTGGATCAAGCTGCAAGCGTCAAGCCTCAAGCTCCAAGGGCCAAGCCACAAGCTCCAAGCTCTTCGGATCCGAGCCCCAAGCGCAAGGTTCAAGCTCCAAGCCCCGAGTAACAAGCTCTTCTATCCTAGAACCACGGTACAAGAACCATGGAAAATGTTTTGAGGACCTTTGACCAAGGGCCTCAATAAGAATATGAGAGTTGTGCGGATGCTCCACATGGAAGGCAATTTGGTGTGGTGAGAATTTAACTTTTTTACCTTTGGTAACTTTTAACTCAACAGTGAAAAAGTGCCCAGAATTATTATACCCCAATAGATCAGGAGTACCAAGTAAGCTAATATTTTCCAGCCTAGTCCACTTAATTCGAGGTGTATATTTCTTAAGTTTAAGATATAATTTTCGCTCTGGACCCATAAATTTTTAAGGTAAATCATGACTATAACTCAAAGCCTGATTCTTTATCTGTCGGTGCTTTAATTATTTTTAATCCTTGAGGTTTAAATACAATTCTCATTGAGTTCGCACCAATAATTGTACTTTCTTGTACTTCTATCTTCTTTAATTCTTCTAAATGTTTTCCTACATGCATAAACACAGAAGCATCTCCTAGCTCTCCTTTTGTGCCTTTACCTTTGTTGTCCATAAACTCCTGTAAGAATCCCATTAACTCTCTTAACCTCATTTACCAAACTCTCCTTTGTTTTTAATGTTAGTTAAATCTTCTATCTGCTGTGAAAGTTTCTTATTATCTTCTAATAACTCTTCACATCTCTTTTCAAAATGCTTAGTCTTTTCCTCGTGGAACTTATTCTCTACCATCAATTCACCCACTTGCTTTTGATGTTGTTTACTAATCCTCTCTAAATCTTTGACTCTAGCGGCATACTTATAACCCGCTTTGAGATAGTCTTCAACAATACTTCTAGTTCCTTTGAGTAAACTCTTTGTCTGTGCTAGTTCACTTTTTAACTCCATGTTTTCTTTTTTATAATTATCTATGAGTCTAGTTAAATCAAGCTCACCCCTGTCATCATGGTGTTTTAAATCATCCTCAAAATCAGGACGATTCTTCATCTCTCGTAGTTGTTTTTCAAAGTCTACTGCTTCTTTCTTTGTAGTAACCATATAGTTGACATTATAGGACACTTACCTTAAAATGTCAAATATGGGAGTACCAAAAAGACTAACAGAAATGCAACAAAGATTCGCTGAGTTTCTAGTATATGGCGGACCTGAAGGCCCAGTCACTAAGACTGAGGCAGCCGTACTTGCTGGATACTCTAAGAACAGAGCACCCCAAGAAGGATCAGAACTAACCAACCCAAGACAAAGTCCATTAGTAGTAGAATATATTGGTAAGTTAAAACAGGATAGAATAGCTAAGCATGATGTCACCTATGAAGGGCATTTAGCTGAACTAGATAGAATTAAAAACGCAGCCTTGAAGAAGGGCTCATTCTCCTCTGCCGTAAACGCAGAAACAAATCGAGGCAAGGCGGCAGGATTATACATAGACAGAAAAATAATAAAACATGGAAGACTAGAAGATATGTCAGAATCAGAATTGGAAGCCAAGATGACAAAGATTTTAGAAGATTACGGTGCATTATTAAAAGATGTTACTCCTGAGGCTAAACAGCTTAAAGAAAAAGAAGATCAGTTAACTGTCTCCGATGCTGAAGGAAAGTCTTCTAAGTAATCCTCTTTCATATCTATATAATCTCTAATACTAGCTACCTCGTTTTCTAATTTCTCTATCTTATCTTCTAACTCTTTTATTTTTTCTTTATCACTCATTTAATTACTTCTATCTTTTTTATACACCCGGCTGGAATACATTGCAAACCCCCTACCTCTAAGCCTTTGCTGTCTTTAGAGTAGGAAGTAAATATCCATAGCTTGGATTTAGTTTTCTTGTAGATATACCCAACATCCACGCATGTTGCTACATCATGTTCTAGAATTTCGTCTTCTGGTACCCACGCTTCATTGCTTTGACATGGATCAAACCAAGTCACTCTTACGTGTTTGTATTTATTCTTCCCTGTCATCATGCCATCTCTCATTAATTTTAGTAGCCATCCACACACCAACGGGAATACATAGTATAAAAGTTATTTCTGCTGCCCTGTGAACACTTACGTCCCATAACTTATACACGATGTGGTGAATTAAGATAGGAACAAACGCACCCACACATAGCAGTATTGCCATTCTTATATAAAAAGGATATTTCATATAGTACCAAATCTCACAAAAAGTGTTTTTCCAAAACCTTTTACGCGCGCACGACCGATTAACTTGACGTCTTTATTGACTTTTTTGACTATTTGACATTTTAGACATTTTACAAATTTGTAAAATGTCATCATTTTAGTCAATATAATCAATGACTTAAGTATCATTTGACATTTTACATTTAATATAGAAATTTTTTTTATAAATATTTTTTTTATGAGTTTAAGTACTATATGTAAAGTGTCTATGCCACATTGTTGCCATATTATAGTCATTTTTGAGCCATCTTCTCGAAATCTGCCAGCAATTCTGTCGTATCTACATCTGCCTGTTCTTTAGGATCGTGTATCATTTCGTAATATTGGTTTACTCGGGCTAAAAACTTATGTTTCCACCTTCTCAACTCATCATATTGTATCTTGAATTCCTGATAGTATAGGTCTGGTGTGCATATCATAATCACAGCTTGCTTGATCTGACTGCCATAAACATAGTCGTGTGCCATAGCGTATCCTGCTACCTGCAACTTATAATCTGTTATCCATTCTTCTCTCTTTGGTCTATTAGATTGCTTGAAGTCTACAATAGTCTCCATGTCATTGTGCATACACACAAGGTCCGTAGCGCCTGCGTAGAGGCCTGGATAGTAAACTGTGATCTCTGACCCGAAATACTCTGAGACTGGGGCTAGACCCAGCTGTATAACCTTCTCAGACATACGTTTAGCCTCTTGGCCCATCGCTGTAAGGTCTTCGTAGCCCTTTTCGATAACAAAGGACTCCAAGTATTTGTGCATGGTAGTCCCCCGCTTTGAAGATATATTCTTAATTTCCTCTGCTCTTTTTTCACCGACTTTTTCCTTCCACTGGCGCAGATAGGACTTATCCTTCGTCTTGTCAAGTATTGTTGTGACTGATGGTAATTTGAATCCGGCTACATCATAGATCCGTGTTCCATGGTCCATGATCCGCGAACCCTGAACATAGGTATATTTCTTATTGTGCTTCATGCACGGTGCACTCCAGATCGAAAAATGTTAGAGGATACCCCGAAGACCTAGAGCACTTAGCGCCCGTGCGACACCAACAAATGGATTGGGGTCCCCAACTTATAAACTTATTTACCAGCATAGTAATTCATTCTAGAGTCAGCATCAATGAGTAGATTACCTGATACCGATACTCGTTCTACATTAGACTTAAACGGAAAGACCCAATGACGTAGATGAGCTGGAAAGATATACATATCCCCAGTCTTAGGAAACTGATGAACCGTACTAATACACTGACGTCCACCTTCTCCATAAGTCCAACTAATTCCACCCGGTCCTTGTAAAGTCCCTTTAAATTCTTCATTTTCTTTTTTTAATTCGTCCGGTACATGAGGGAAGATAACAAAACTTAAATCCGCACTATGGTCGTGAGGAGGATTAAAATCTCCCGGTTTCATATAATTAATCCAAAGCGAGGTTAAACTAAAATTAGGTTTAAGTGATCCACCACCTCTCCATTTATTATAACCTTGGCTATACGCATCAAAGTAATAGACCATCCACTTCACATACTGTTCTGGATTTTCTAATTTATATTCTTCTTTAAGATGACCGGCGAGTTTATCGACCATACTATTTTGAGGGTTGAGTCTAGACTTCGCTCCACCGTCCAATAGATGCTGACACTCTCCTTGAGTAATTGTGGTATACATCAGGAAAGGTCCCCAGTTAAAATAACTAAACGTTACGTTTTTCTTTTCTGTCTTCTTTTTTCCCATAAACTTTCAGTAAAATCTATCGCTAGATCTAAGAGATACATAACACCTATGATGAACAAAGTCCAGATCGCAATTAAGAAAAGTCCTATTTTAGCAATCAGGTCTCGCATAAGGGTTCCTGTATTCGTTGTCATAAAAATTTTTAAATTTTTTATCTTCAAAGTACTCGGCAATATGTTCAGCCGGTACCTGATCTGAGGAAATACACTCCGCTAGATTGTAATATTCAGATTTTTTTACTTTTTTCTTTTTCATAAAATATTTAAGAGCCATTCTTATGCTCTTACTCCTTCTGTGGCTTGTATGGGCTCAGCGCAACCTGTCATAACCATAAAAATACTCAATAAAATCAGTAGTATAAAGCTACTAAAGATAAAAGCAAAAATCTTATCTCTCGGATCCATAGTCCTCCATTTGTTTCTTCCATTCATTGTATCCCTCAATCCATTCTTTTTGAGAGATGGGTTTATCTGGATATTTCTTTTTAATTCTTTCTTCTCTGTTAGCTAAAGATTGTTTGTAAGACTCTTTCAATTCTTCTTGTTCTTTCTGTCCATAAACTTCTTCAGTATACTTTTGGTTTTTTAACATAACCTGTTCCTTTCTGTCTATTACTCCATCGTTTGTTCCATGCATAGACATGCATCTTACTTCCCCCGTGTTCCATCCACTTTAAGGGATAGTCAATCGTCTTAATGATATAATATTTAATTAAGCTTACTAAGTCCGGTAATGTTATCATCATAATGTTTTACTATTTTTTCTAAATCTTTTTTCTTGGTAATGGAATAAGGGATAATGGCTTTTGCTAATTCGTAGGCCGCATGGTAAGAACAAGACCAACGCCATTGGGGTTTACGTCCGGGCCTTACTTTTCTAGGTCCCCACCAACCACATAACAAAGTATCATATAAATATTTTATAGTTTCTCTGTCGGTCATAGCCACATCTATTCTAACACGCCATGTCCAGTACGGTCTAGGTCTATTCTTTTTCTTTTCTAAATATTGTTTGTACATCACTGATCCTTCTCCATCAATTAAGCCAGCAACATATGCAAATTTTTCGTTCATTGTGTTGTTTTAAAAATAAGTCTGAAGACTCCTTTTGCTGGATCCCATTCCCATTTCTTCCCTTCGTTATTAGTGGCGCTACAGCCCACCATAATAAAACCTATAAATAAACTTATCAACATCCGCTTGTACATATTTCTTTATCTCTCCTTTTGAATCACATACCCAACATTGTTTAATTTGATCTTTGCCGTGTATGGTATCTATTTTAATATAACCGTTGCCTTTGCAGTTATCGCAAATAAAGGATCTTGGCTTCGGTTGGGTGTATTTTAACTCTCGGTCCTCCACTGTGATAACCTCCTTTATGTTTTCTTCCTTTAACACTTCCTTTTCCTCTTTTTTGTAGAGACCAGATGGCAGCTTTTCTTGCCATCCCGTCATCTATTCTTTGTCTTATTCCGTCTTCCCATTCTTTTATCTTTCTTTTTCTTTCTTGAACTAGCTTTAAGATTTTTCTTATAACATAGTTATGATCTCTGTTGGCTAATTGGCAGACGTGTCTAAAGTCTCGCCCTTCGCCTTCAAACCAATTAATTGCAAGTAAAGCTTCTCTATAGTCAGTAGTGAATAAGGCATCATCGGCAGCTTTGGATAGCACTGCTATCCATAATAACTCTTCAGGTTCCTTTCGTCTACCTTGAAGCTGTATTGCGTTACTATTTGCTGTTCCCCTTGATTTTCCCATTTAACTTCTGTGCTTTCTCGTTTGTTAACGTTTCAACAGTTTTTGAAATTGAAAGTGGAGTACCGCCTGGTAACAAAACTTTCGACAATTTCTTCAAAGTGTTGTATGTTTCGTGTGTTAACGACACATTTCTATATTTACTAATGTCTGTCATAACCAACAACATATAGGATTTTCTATAAATGTCAATGAAGTTTTTATTAATATTACAGGTGTGCTCATTTTTATCTGGTGAGTG